CCGTCGGCCGCTTCCGCCGCCGAGACTGCCGAAGGAATGACAGCCTCGAAGGTATAGATGGAAGTGTCAGGCACGGAGACAACACCTTCCACGGTCCGCTCATGCGGAACGGTCAGGGTGCCTTTGATCCGTGTGGTTGCCCGCGTCTTCGACGGGGGCGACATCGTGACCGCCAGTCGGGTGTTTCCACCATACGTGGCGGCTTCTGCCGCTTGCCAAAGAGAGAGGGCCATAGCCGCCTGTTGTGGGGCTAGGGTGTGATTGGCTGGTGCCGCGTCAGCAATGACGATATTGTTAATAGCAGGCATGGTGACCTCGAGTCAATTTGCACAGGAATGTGCGTTAGTGTATCCAATCAATCAAGATTGGTGCCTTTACGAATGGAGAGGAGCACCTCAATGCTTGACCACAACCGGCCCCAGATATTGCTATCCGGGATACGGAGCGATGGCAGGTCCCCATAGGGAAGGTCATAAAACAACCTCCTCTCATGAGACCTGTAGATCCAACGTCCCTGGGTATGCAGTGTACATCCAGAGGTAATTACCCTCCGGTCCTCTCCGGTCCACCTGTCCTTGATCGTTATAGTGCCTTTCAGGGTTTTGACACCCTTCATGGCATTGAACGAGGACAGATAGGAGCCGACATCATAAAACCAGTCGACCATAAAGGAGACTGGGATGCCGGCCCAAAGGGCCTCCGCCAAGTTTCCCGACGTGAAATCATAATCATCCACGTCGTACGTGACATAGGCGATGGCCCTTATGCTACTCTTACGCTTGACGACAATAGAACCAGACACAGAACCGTTTTGGGTATAAGTCTGCTCTTTAGGAACAGTAACCTGAAGACGGCGTGTGCTGGCAACTACTCGGCGAAGCTGCTGGACTGAGTCATAAAGGAGGTTGGCATTGGGCAAAATCCCAAATTTAAGAGCCAAATCCGTCCTGATGAAGTCGAACAGCTCGATCTTGCTCTCCGGGGCCCTAGAGAAAAGGGCTTTGAACTGATATGCCATGGCTCGCCGGTTTTTCCGGTTACGCCAGATCCTCTTCGCAAACTTCCCAGCTTGCTTGAGGATATCAGTCCCCTGTTTGAGCATTCTGACGCTTTCGCGCCACTCGCCGATAGATTCCGCGAACGAAACCTTGTCGTCTTGGATCTTATTACGCATCGCAGTCATCCAGTCGATGTCGAGGTCGGGTATACTCATCGTCGGCGCCGTATAGACAACACGGCGGTCGATTGTGTAGTATGTTTTAACCCCGTTACACCTCAGACCCCAACCGGATTCATGCTTTGCTTCGATCCTCGCGTAGTGCACCTCGGTAAACTGCTTCGCCATACCTGTCAAGGAATTGAACAGGTCGGTTGGCAGCGTCCGATGCTGAGGGGGCAGCGAATTATCCCAAGAAGTTTCCGTCGAATACGTATTCCAGGTCGAGACCGGTAAACAACTGCCAATTACTTGGCGGTAGGTCTCGATATTCTGGTAGTTGTACGTGACGGTAGTCATGGGATCCCTCATTTAAGCAAACAGCGTGACGGCCGAATCGGCAATCACAACTGTAGGCAGGCTACATAGCCAAACCAGGCCTTTCGGG